AAGTAGTTGTTCCCGCGCGAGCGGGGGTGATCCCATCAGAACCATTCATTCCGGCCAGCTGGTCGGACAGGCTCTGCAGGTTTGACGTGTACTGCGTATAGGCATCTGCCTGCCCCTGCATATTCGCCAGCATGGTAGATGCACTGACATCAGATTTCGTTGTCAGCTCGTCGAACATCCCGATCTGTCCCTGTATGGACTGTAGATTGGAATTGTACGTTTTTACATATTCGCTCTGCAGGTTTGCCTGATCTTCCGTCATCAGCTGTACAGATTCCGCGGATGATGCAACCAGTTCATCATTATCATCCAGTACCTGCCCTGTCGTATCTACATGTACCTGCTTTACCTCACCCGTCGCATCTACGATATACTGCGCGGATTCTGTCACGGTTTCCGCTGTCTCCTGTGCCGCTTCCCCGGTCTGCTGAATGGACGATGTAACCTCATCCATGCTTACGCCATTGGCTTCAGCGGTCTCTGACAGCAGGTTCAGCTTGTTATTCATTTCATCGGTGGAATTCTTTGCCGTCTCTGCTGCATCGTCGTAATCATCTGTTGCCTTTTTGGATTTGCGCAGTGCGTCGCTGTATTCCTGGTTCAGCTTAGTGGCGTCTTCCCATTTCCCGTTTACTTTTATCTGCCCATCTCGGACTTCTTCTGACAGACTGTTATATTCTTTCAGCTCGCTGTTAGTCAGGGTCTGACCGCTGTTCAGCTTATCCTGCAGCTGTGTCTGGCGTGCAATCTTGGTATTGGCATCCTCTATGACAGACCCCAGATTTTCCGCCGTATCGCTGGCTTCCTGCTGTACCTGTTTGGCATCCATCTGCGCCTGAATCTGCTTTTCCAGCGCATCTGTGGAAGAATTGACAATATCCTCATATGCCTTCTGGTACGCGGAGACCATTGCGGTCTGCTTTGCCTGCTCGACAAAATCGCTCATTGCCTGTGTGGACATATTCAGTTTTCCGGTTGTATCGTCGATCGCGACACCCATTTCCGGGTACAGGGTATTCAGGGTGGCCACATCCCGCGCCATCTGCTGTTGTTCGTCGCTTGTCAGGCTCTGTTTCTGGTTCAGCGCATCCAGATCATCAATAATGGTTCCGGCCATCTGCGCCGATGCCACAGCGCCGCTGATGCTCTGGTTGGCCGTGTTGAATGCTTCCGCAACACTGCTGTTCATGTCGTTGGCAGCGTCCTTTAGTGCAGCTGTGGACTCCTCGGATTTTGCCACTGCATCATCCAGCGATGATGTAAAATCGTTCGTCGTATCATTGGCTGAACCCGTGGCAGTTGCATAGATGGTCAGACCTGTTACCAGCCCGCCAATGGCCAGCGCAAGCAGCCCGACAGGGTTCGCGTCCATTGCAACATTTAATCCGGTCTGCGCGACAGTTGCTGCCTCGGTTGCCGTTGTCTGGGCGGTTGTGGCGGCGGTTTCCGCTGCCGTTGCAATCGCCGTGGTCTCTTTCATGGTTTTCAACACGCCATAGGTTCTTGTTATGGATGCAATTACAGGGGCAACTTTTGCCGCCCCGGTAACTGCCAGGCCTGTAACCCCGATTATGGCCTTAATCGGTGTCGGCATTTTTTCAAATGTTTTTACTGCATCGGATGAAACATCTGCTACTTTTTCGATTGCCGGCGTTAATGTTCCCAGTGCGTCCTGCGTCAGATCACTTCCGGCAATCTGTAGGGAATGCATTGCCTCCTGCGCTTTGTCCCACGGATCCTCCGTTTCCTCAAATGTACGGGATACACTATCTCCATAACCAGCAACAGATTTTGCGAGATTGCTGAAATCCAACGTCCCTGACTGCACAGCGCCATAGATCTGATCACCTGATTTTCCAAAGAGGTCATATGCTGCTGTCAATCCATCTACAGAACTGGTTCCATTTTTTATTGTATTCTGTAAATTAGATAGTGCCTCGTCGAGCGGAATTCCTTCACTGGTCGCATTTTTTAGGGCTTTTCTTAATCCCTGCATGACCGTTTCGGAATTTGCCCCGGACTTCTCCATCTGACCCATGAATACCGTTGACTGCTCAATAGAAAGCCCCATTTCCTGGAAGGCTGTCCCGTTCTGCACTAGCCCTTCCGTGAGCGTATCTACGGAAGCCCCCGTATCCTGCCCTACCTTATTCAGAAGATCCAGTAAGTCTGATGCATTTTCAGCTGAGAGGCCGAATGCGGAAAGTGCCTTCTGGACGCTATCGATAGAGCCCGACACATCCGTACCGTTCAGCTCCGCATATTTTAGGAATTGTTCGGATAAATCCTGCAGCTGATCCCCTTGTAATCCGAATCGTGTATTCACCTCTCCGACAGCTGCCCCGACATCATCCATTGAAACTGACATAGAGGAATACAGGTTATCGGCAATTCCTGCCATTTTCTGCATGGCTTCTCCGGTTGCTCCGGTTTTTGCCGTGATGGTGTCGTATCCCTCATCCAGTTCTTTCGCCGCATCATAGGCTTTTGATTCCAGTTCCGCCACTCCCTGGGAAACACGATCCAATGTATCCATAACAGCAGACCAGTTGAACATCTTGGATGTGGTTGTTCCAATTTCTTCTATTTTCGTTGTGGCTTTGGCGGTCTTCTTCCCGAATTCGTCAATGGATGTGGCGCACTTATCCGTGCTCTGCTCCGCCTCCGCCATGTACTGGTCGTTTTCGTCCAGCGCCCGGTTTGCTTTAACCACTTCCGTCTCTGCGGTGTTCAGCTTAATCTGCCAGTCCTGCACCCGGTTTCCAGCCTTTTCATAGGCTTTTTCTCCATTAGCTACAGTTGTGGCCAGTTCATCCACCTTGGCCTGCTGCTGGTCCATCTCTTCTTGGGATGCCGTACCGGATGCCTTCATATCATCCAGCTTTTTCTGTGCCTCAGACAGCTGGGTTTTATAGTTCTCCAGGGTCTTTCCGACACGTTCATAATCAGATTGGGCATGTTCCAACCCAGATGCAACGGCAGTCTGTTTTTCCTTGTACTTATCCAGGGATTTGGCCAGTACATCATGTTTCTGTTTTAATGTTGATAGGGAATTCGCCTGCCCGGATGTCTTTTCCTTGACCAGTTCCATCTCGGATCGCATTTCTTTCAGCGATTTATTGCAATTAGAAACCGCTGATTTGAATTTTGCCTCACCATCCAGGGCAATGGTTGCCCCTATTTTTCTAGCTGCCATACACACCTCCATTGCGCGGGCGCAAATGGTTTATAAATCCAGGGAAGATGTTACAGGTTCCTGTTCCTCAAAAATCATCCGTTTAACTCTCATGTTCCATACCTTCCGGTATTGCCGATATAGAACAGTCCATTTCCCATACGTCAGATGCCCGATCTCCCTCTCCCGCAGTCCAAATTGCAGTCCCAGATACAAAATTTCAGCAAAATCGAAGGTTAGCGGATCATCGGTTATTTCCTGCTGCTCTCCGTTTTCTTCGTCCTGCTGGTTTTCGATAAAAAACAGGATTGATACCCCTCGAATACAATTTGTGCCAACTCGGTGATGGTGTAATCCTCCTGCCGCATGATGTCTTTTTCATCTGGTGCCGGCTCTTCCGAACCCGCAATATCCAGTCCTTCCTGGATCATCCAGACAATCCCGCTGCATGTCATCCTGATGTCGGGAACCGTCCATCGGGTTTCCTTTTTGTCCAGTACCCCTTCTTTAAATACCGGAATCATGCCACGGATTCCGTACTCAAATTTCAGGACATCTTCATATTTCTGCTGTACCTTCTCGAGCACGCATATATCAAACTTATACGGGTACTCCGTCCCGTTTATTTTCAATTTCTGCAATTCTTTTTCAAACATTCTGGTCCCCTATAAAATTAGCGGGAGGAATCCCTCCCGCTTCCATATCGTTAATGATTTTATTTTAGTCTGATGTAACACCAAACTGCGTGTTAATCCAGCTCAGCGCATCCGCCTCTGTGTCGCAGATTTTATCTTTCTTCCAATCGCCTGTGCTGTCCGGTTTTACTGTCCCGCTCAGGGACGGGGTTTTGTATGAAATTGAGCCGGATTTGGTGTCATACTCAGAATCCGGCTCCGAGAATTTGGTTCTGGGGAAAAAATTAGCTACAAATTTTCGTTTTCCATTCACCTTCTCTACACCGATGATCGCAAAACCTCCTTCTTTTGCCTCATCATTCACGTTATAGGTGGTTTCCTGCTCCGTAACCGTGTGCCCGAACATGCTCTGGTGGAACTCAATCGGGACAGTGGTTACTCCCAGATCAATGGTTGCGCTGGAAAACTCGGAATCGCTTTCATCCAGCGCATCATCCCCATACAGCTCTCCCTCTGCCTTGTTGATGGATACCTTTACGTTTACCGCCTTCCCCAGTGCGGCCGGTGCATCATATCCGCTCCCGGTCGATTTGAACGGGGCAAAAAACGGTTTTCTCAATCCTATGTTCGCCATGATTTATTCCTCTCTTTCTTCATCAATCTCACATTCAAAAATTATGTGTCTGTATCTATCTTCGCGGTTTACCGTGATTTCCGGGTAAGTAAAACCGGCATCAAATAACGCCTTCTGTATTTGCTTCTGCAGTTTTGTGGTACCCAGGGATATGTGGGAATATAAATGCACCTGCACAGACGCGGTATCCTCCTGCGGCGCATCGTCCGCGAATTCATCGCCACCTTGATAGGCGTAGTTATACACAATCCACTGTTTTGGTAATTCCTCATAGTGTGTTAACTCATCCGGCTCATTTGGCATCCCCATAGAATCCGCAATGGTTTTGATTTTTTCCATCGCCGTCATAGTTTCATCCCCTCTGTTGCCTCGTCAAATGCCTTCTGCATCGCTTCCAAAACAGCATTTTCGGATTCCTTTACCGCAGGGGTTAATGTCGGGGTCGCTGCCTGTTTATAGGTTCCAAACTCCAGATAAGCCATCTTCTCCATGTTCCGGACTCCCTTTTTGTCCTTCCCCGTGGGGCGCACAACCAGATATTTCCCGTCTCCCTGCTGCTTTACGCCTGTGGACTTGATTGATGCTGCCATAGATCCGGTTTTGGTGTGTGCTGCGGCATGGGATTTTACACTCCGTTCCAGGATTGGTTCCCCTGCCTTCAGCATTCTTTCTCCTACCTCGTCCCGGTCCAGAAAATCAATCTTCCAGCCAGCGATACCCATGTCGGCATAATGTCGGCAGACGGCTTCCATATCTTTCTCGAAGGCCCAGTAGCCTGC